ACATCTCAGGAAAAGTTTGCTGAGCAAAGAAATTCAATGAAAAAGAAATCTACACACACGTTGATTAATTACGAGCAACGCAAGCATGAAGTGATGCAAGATATTTTTACAAACACCATTGTAAGAATGGTAGTAAAAACCGATGAGGTTGAAGACAAGTTTATAGAGAGGGCTTTGGATTTCAGCGAAAAGGCTGCAGATAAGTTCATTGAACGATTAAAAGCTGGAGGTGAAAAAAGATGACAAAGCAAATAAGAGCGTATAATCCTCGTGAAGTTTCACAGAAAAAATATGAAGTCATCAAATGGAATGGACAATGGAGAGAATCATTCGGACGTCCAGCAATGAATGAAACATGGTTTATCTCTGGAGCATCAGCGCAAGGTAAAAGTTCTTTTGTGATGCAATTAGCAAAAAAGCTTTGCGAATATGGAAAGACACTCTATGTAAGTGCAGAAGAAGGTATAAGGCAGTCGTTTCAACGAAGACTTGAGATGTTTGAGATGAACTCTGTTGGACGAAAATTAAGTATCATAGAAGATCCAGATATAAACCTATTGAAAGAAAGATTATCTAAGCCTAAAAGTCCTCGTTTCATTATTATAGATAGCTTTCAAATGGCAAACTGGACCTATCAAGATGCAATGGAACTAATAGAAACATTTAATAAGAAAAGCTTTATTTTCATTTCGCAAGAATACAAAAGCCGTCCAATGGGAGCAGATGCAGTGCGTTTGAGATATGCTGCAGGTGTGAAGATTCGAGTATCTGGATTTATGGCACTTTGCTCTGGTCGTGAAAAAGAAACTGCAGGCGGTGGCGGTTTTGTCGTATGGGACGAAGGCGCAATTCGATATGGAAATAAAATCGCAGTTGAAAAGAAAAACGAAATAGATAATGAAATAAACAACAACGATGAGTAAAGTAAGTGAAATAATAAATTTAACAACGCCTAGTTGTCCTGGAAATTCTAATCCAATAAGCACTGCAGGTGTTGTATGGCTGAACAAAGATTGCAAGACAGTTGCAAAAGAACAAGTGCTAAGTGAAAATCACTTCTGTAATAAATGCCAGGGCAATGGCTGGTTTTGGTCTCACAACTCATACAATGAACCTGTGAAAGAGCCTTGCTCGATGTGTGGAGGAACTGGTGTACTAGATGCCGTGGTGACAATAGAATGGAAACAACAAATAAATAATAAGTAAAGATGAAAAATATTTTAACGAACATCGCAAGCTGGTTTAGAACGACTTGCGAAAATGAGAAAAAGACAAGAAGAATTGAACTTGAGAATAGAGTTTGCAATGATGCAAAAGTAGCAATTCAAGTAACTGAATACAATGGTACTTTGTACGTTTGCCACAACGATTTGCCTTTGATTCCTGTTGAGAGCTTAAAAAATGGCGTGAATGATACTTTAACTGTTGCACGTCAAGTTTATGTAGACTACAAATTATCGCAATATGAGAGGTAAATTTTATTTTGAAACAAGGTGTGGAAAGAAGCATCCAAAGTGGATTAAGCTACTTGAGCAATATTTTCGCTTTATCACATCTAAAAGCAATGAAAGCTTTACCTGGATTACTCTTTGCGCTGAAATGAACGAGGAACTTCTTGCAATAAAAAAGCGAACAGTTCTGAACGAAAAAACCAATCTCACTGCAGAGATTTGCGAAGATAAGGATGAGTACTCCATCGAGATTAAAAGAAATCAAGTGACAATGGCTGTAATTAGATTTAGAGAGAACTAGAGAGAATGAAAAAAGTAAATAATTACAAGTATTTCTACTTTCTTCTTCGTTACATCTACACAGATAAAGAGGAACAAGAAGAATATAAAAGAGCTCTTATCTCACGCATCACAGATGGGCGAACAACAAGCTTAAGAGAAATTGATGATAGAGAGTATTTCACTCTGATAAATCAACTTGAGGACATTGTAGGAATAAAAGATGAGATAAGAAAAGAGCGAAGCGCAACATTAAAGCTTTTGCAAAAAGAGTTCAACGTTGACACAACTAACTGGAATAAAGTTGATGCAATTTGCCTTTCAAAAAGGATTGCAGGAAAGCCTTTCAGGTTCTTAAATATAATGGAGCATGGAGCTGTGAGACAAAAGTTATATAGCATTCTTTCAAAGGGTGGTTTTAAGGCTCGAAAGAAAGACATCTTGCAAGAACTTCAAATTGTGATCATCAGAGAGAACGCAAATAAAAAGAACAATATTAACAATCAAAACAAGTATAATTAAATGGAAAATAAATCAATGTTAGCAGGATTATCTGCAGAGGAAAAGAAGCAATTACTAAAAGAGTTGCAGAATGAGGAGAAGCAGGAACGTGTAGGAAAGCGCAACGCTTACGAAGCTTTAAGAAAAGAACTACTTCTACAAGTTGAATCAAAGCTATTAGCTGTTGCAACAGATGTAGCTCTGTTTAAGGAGTGGTTAAATAAGGAGTGCGAATCATTTAAGGAAGTGATGAGCGAGTACGGACAACTTCGTAAGAGTGAGCAGCGCAACTTTACACTTGTAAATGGTTCTTTCAAGTTAGAAGTGTCTTCGAATAGTGTAAAAGGCTTTGATGAACGTGCAAATATTGCAGCAGAAAGACTTGTGAAATACCTCAAGGAGTATGCAAAGAAGACCACCAAAGGCACTGCAGACCCAATGTATCAGCTTGCAATGACGCTCTTAGAGCGCAATAATGCAGGTGATTTGGACTACAAATCAATATCAAAGCTATACGCTTTAGAAGATAAGTTCGACAACGAATATGCAGAAATAATGACGTTATTCAAAGAAAGTAACGTCGTTCAGAAAACAGCACTTAACTACTATTTCTTCCTGTTGAATGATAAGGGCGTTTGGACCAAGATAGAACCATCATTCTGTAGATTGTAGGTTTTAAAAGGTAAGGATAAATAAAGGTGGGTATTACGTGGGTAATACCCATTTTTTATTGTTGCAGGTAGAATTGGGTATTTTTTGGGTAATACCCAGTTTGCATTATTCGAAATAAAGTTGTATGCCGTTTGAGGGCTTTATTTATGGGCTTTACAGGTAAAATAAGTAAAGGTGGGTATTGCGTGGGTAATACCCAGTTTTTTATTATTGTAGGTAGAATTGGGTATTTTTTGGGTAATACCCAATTTTGCATTATTGCAGAAAAACTATATGTGTTTGTTTGGTTTTATAATTGGTTTTTGTATATTTGCACTTATGGCAAAAGGTCGAGATAAAGAGCTTATAGAACTTCGAGACAAGAAGTTATTTGAGCGTTATTACTACTGGAGCGAAGTCCAACGCCTTCGATTCGACGACACCATCCGCAAACTAGCCTTTGATGAATTCTTTTTAAGCGAAGCAACAACGCTAAGAATTATTAAACGCATGCTTGTGGAGGGTGCTACGGTTGATGGAAAGACTATAAAAAATAGCCGTTATCAAGGTTTTAGACCTTCACGTCGAACGAAAGCGAAGACTTCTGAACTCTCTTTTTTTGCTGAATAGCTTCTGAAACTCTACATGTGTATGTAGATTCATATAGCTTTATCCCATGATTTATCGTTGTATATCTACTAGATGTGCGTATCAGTGCGCCATCGTTATTTGGACGAAAGCCTTGCAGTGTATTATGCAAGGCTTTTCTTAAATCTTCACGTTGCATAATTCTATCAATCGTTTTTGAATTTCTGTGAGTGTCATCATAGCAATCCATAATAAGCTTAACTATAACTGTGCACTCTCCTTCTTGTTTTAAGTCCGATAAATTGCTCCATTGACAACTTGATGCGTCAATAAGAACTGCAGGATATGTCAGTGGGTACATGTCTTTATTTTCATCATCGATGGCGTCGAGTTGTCCGTAATCTTCATCTACCAGTGATAGTTGAGGAATGTTCTTATTTATTTCCTCTATCAAATTAATGATCAGTTCTTCCATATGCTTTTTCTTTTAATTCGTTCAACTTCTTTTCTATCATTTCTCTTAGCTTTTTATTGAGCTCGAAGCTTTCACCTATGAATCTTCGCTGTGGTATTCTTAGTGTCTTCCTTTTTGTAAGTGCTAAACTCATCCACATCTTTGCTTCTGGTGGCATTGTATCAAAGTTCATCTTTGCTTTTTTACCTTTACCTTTTCCCTTTTTTTGCCCTGCAATGGAATAAGCTTTTGCCCAGAAGAACTTCTTCATCTTTGGTGTAACTCTTATTGTTGCACCATCGTTATGGTAGTTTGCGTATGGTTGTGGATTGTTTATAATAACAGTGCCTGGCAAAACTTGCGAAGAGATACTTCGCATAAGCGTATCAGTCCCAGAAGTCAAAGGTTTATAACGACTTCCGTATCTTTGGCGAACAGTTGTAGCCCAACTTTGGTTGCCATTGTTGGTGAAACCACCCTGTCTAAAGTTGTTTTTAAAGTGGTTTGTAGCAATAATGGCAGCCTTGCGAGGTAGCTCATTTTGAGCTGCTTTTGTTATCTCTTCAGGGCATTTTGATATGATAAAAGCAATTTCTTTGGGTGATATTGACATTTTTCTTG